GTGGACAGAAAAGATTACCTGCCGCTTTAAAATCTAAAATAATGAATAAGAAGAAAAAAGCATAATGGCAAAGAACGGATTATACGCCAACATTCATAAGAAACGTGCTAGAATTAAAGCAGGTTCAGGTGAAAAGATGCGAACAGCAGGTACTAAAGGAAGACCTACTGCTAAACAATTTAAACGTGCCGCCAAAACTGCGAAAGCATAATGGTTGCTAAAAAATATCAAAGTCCTTCTGGTGGCTTAAATGCTAGAGGAAGGGCTTTCTTTAAGAAAAAAGGACATAACTTAAAAGCTCCAGTCACAGGAAACCCTAAAGCAGGTTCAAGAGCGGCAGGAAGAAAAAAGAGCTTCTGTGCGAGGATGAGCGGAGTATCTGGTGCTATGTCTAAAAACGGAAAACCCACTAGAAAAGCATTAGCTTTAAGAAAGTGGAACTGTAACTAAAAAATAGTTGTGCAACGCTTATGCGTGGCAACTGCCAACTTTAATTTAGCCAAATAACTTGACCCTCTGCGGAGGACAATCTTGACTAAATAACTTTATTGAAGAGGCTTTTATAAACTAACATCAAAAAAGGAGACAATCACATGTCAAACGCAAATCCAGTTAAATTCGGAAATGCTAATAGTGGTGGAACTCGTGATGATGCCCTGTTTTTAAAAGTATTCGCAGGTGAAGTAATTACTTCATTTGACAGAGCTTCAAAAACACAAGGTGCTGATATGGTAAGAAGTATCAGTAACGGCAAATCTGCATCTTTTCCAGTAATGGGAAGAATTGGTGCGGAATATCACGCAGTTGGTGCTGAAATATTAGGTTCTGCAGTTAACTCAAACGAAAAGGTTATTACAATTAATGACCTTTTAATATCTTCAGTATTCGTATCGAATATCGAAGAAGCAAAAAACCATTGGGACGTAAGAAGTGCGTACTCTACTGAAATGGGTAGAGCATTATCTTTCCAAAAAGATAAGCATATCTTACAAACTATTGGTCAAGCAACTCTAGCTAGTGCAAACGTAACTGGTGGAGACGCTACAACTAACGTAGTAAACACAGGTATCGCATCTTCTACAGATGCTACTGCGGCTAACGCAATGATAGATGCTATCTTTGCGGCGGCTAAAGAACTTGATGCAAACTACGTTCCTTCAGAAGGCAGAAAATGCTTTATGAGACTTGAAGAATACTACAAATTAGCGAATGCTACTAATGCAGTCAATGTTGACTTCAGTGGTGGTGCTAATGGTGGTGTTGCATCAGGAAAAGTTGCAAAAATTGCAGGAATTGAATTAGTACCAGTTCCTCATTTTGTATCTTCTAATGTTACTTCAGGTGCAGACGCAGGTTCAGCAACTAATGGTGGGTCAACTCCTCAAGCAGTTAACCTAGCAAACTTTGTTGCTCTTGTATCTCACCCTTCAGCAGTCGGAACTGTTAAGCTAATGGATTTAGCTGTTGAAAAAGAGTACGACATCAGAAGACAAGGTACGTTAATGGTAGCTAAATACAGCATGGGTCATGGTGTATTAAGACCAGAAGCGGCAGTCGGAATTAAAGAAGCGGCATAGTCCCTCTTTACTTACATTGGGCGGAGATTAACACTGACAATCCGCCCAGTGTTTTCACACAAAATTTAACACAAAGGATAGATGACTACACAGATTACACCTACTAGCGAATTACAAGCTGTAAATATAATGCTCTCTACAATCGGAGAAGCACCAGTGAACAGTATTACTGGAACTACTACAGTTGATGTAAGTACAGCAAAAAATATTCTTAATGAAACATCTATGTCTATCCAATCACAAGGGTGGAATTTTAACACACATACAAATTATAAATCACTATCTTTAGACAGTGACAGCAAAGTACCCTTACCTTCAAACTGCGTAAAGGCTGACGCAAACTCTCAATTCAGACACCTAAATTACACTATTAGAAGTGGTTATTTATACGACATGGAAAACCATACAGACGTATTTACTACAGCACCTAAATCTGTTGATTTAGTTTTAGTACAACAGTTTAATGATTTACCAGAATACGCAAGACAATATATTACATTAAAAGCGGCAAGAAGATTTGCGGCTAGATTTATAGGTGATAAAGAAATTACACAATTAATTGGTCAAGATGAGAATGAAGCTCTTATGGCATTTCATCAAGCAGATAGCCAAGAGAGTGACATTAATATGCTTGAAGGTGATAGCAATACATTCTCTATAATTCATAGACCCACTAGAAGGCATTACTAATTATGGGAAGTGTTGTTTCACAATCTATTCCTAACTTCTTAAATGGTTTGTCTCAACAGACACCAACACAAAGAGGTATCAATCAGGGAGAAGACCAAGTAAATCTACAAAATGGTTTAGTAGATGGTCTATCTAAAAGACCTCCTTTAGATTTTGTAGCAACATTAGACAGTAGTAATATTTATTCTAATAAAACAAAATTTTGGCAAATACAAAGAGATGCTGATAATCAATACATTGTAGCTTTATATAATGGTGGTATCAAAGTATTTGATTTACAAGGTAATGAAAAGACAGTTACAGTTGCAAGTGGTTCAAGTTATCTAACTTCAACAAACCCTAGAGAAAACTTTAAGTTAGTTAACATTGCTGATTATACATTTATTGCTAACACAGCAACAACAGTATCGGCTGACAGTACAACGTCTGCGGCTAAAGTAGAAGAGTTTTTAATTGTTTGTAAATTAACGAACTATGGTAGAGAATATAAAGTTGCATTGAAACACCCATCAATGGCACAAGAACTAGAAGTAATTTTTCAGTTACCTTCAGGTAATGATGCTTCTACTGATGCAAAATTTAGAGATACAAACAAAATTACTGATATACTTTTATATGGAACATCAAGTACACACTGGGATAGTGCGGCTGATGGTATTGGATTTAAAGTAGTTAGAACTGACACTAATGCTTCTGTATCTACTACACAAGGTTTAGCAAACTATTCTGGTTTTACTTCTTATTTTACATTTGAAGCATACGACAGTGTCATTTATGGAAAACCAACAGACCAGAATGCTAACTATACTATAACTACTTCTGATGGTTCTGGTAACACAGCCATGTATTCTATTAGAGATGAAATACAAGATTTTAGTAAGTTACCTTTTTATGGAAAAACAGGTGTAATTATAAAAATTACTGGAGAAGAAGGTGATACATTATCTGATTACTATGTTAATTTTTCTGGTAAGTCTGGGGTATGGAATGAAACTATAGCACCTGCAACTTCTGTAGGCGTAGATAATTCTACAATGCCACACGCATTGATTAATAACAATAATGGTACATTTACTTTTCAACAATTAGATTGGACAGACAGAGTATGTGGAGATAGTGAAACTAACCCTGACCCAACTTTTGTTGGTAAAAAAGTTAACAACCTAACATTTTACAAAAACAGATTAGGTATATTATCAGGAGAGAATTTAGTATTAACAGAAAATGCTTCTTTCTTTAATTACTTTGCAACAACATCTACACAAGTATTAGATACTGACCCTATTGATATAGCGGCTTCAGGTACACAAGTTAACACACTTAAAAACTCTGTAGGATTTAATGAAAGTTTATTATTATTTTCTGATACAGCACAATATAAATTAGATAGTTCAGGTGAAAGTATATCACCTACAACAGCTATACTTAATGAAGTATCGTCATTTGAACATGATGATAAAGTAACACCAGTATCAGCAGGTAAGTTTGCATACTTTGCACAAGCAAGAACAAACAATACAGCAATAAGAGAATACTTTGCTGATGATGATACACTTACTAATGATGGTATGGACATTACAGTATCAGTAGGAAACTTAATACCTACTAACTGTTATCAAATTATAAGTAATACAACAGAAGACACGCTTATATTTCTAGCGTCAGATACAGCAGATAGTCAAACAGCACCTTATAGTGGCACAGTGTCTACAACATACGCTAACACAATGTATATCTATAAGTATTTCTTTGATGGTGGTGAAAAGGTACAGAACGCATGGTCTAAATGGGAATTTAAAGGTGTTAAGATTATTGGTGCTATGTCATTAGAAAGTTTTATTTATGTATTAGCGTCAGAAGGAACTACTACAAAATTATTAAAAATAGATTTAAGAAATTTAAAAGATACAACAATAGGTCATGGAGTTTATCTTGACCTTAAAACTTCAGTCACAGGAACGTATAGTACAACAACAGATTTAACTACGTTTACATCACCTTATGGTGCAAAGACTGGATTGATTGCAGTAGATAAAACTAATGGTAATAACTACACAGCAACAAATACAACAGGTTCAACATATACAATCGCAGGAAACCACACAGCGTTATACATTGGTGTTCCATACGAAAGTAAATACACAATGTCTACACAGTATGTCAGAGAAAATACTGGAAGAGGATTAGTAGCAGTAACTTCAGGTAGATACCAAATACGAAACATATCATTTAACTTTGAAAACAGTGGGTTCTTCCAAGTAGAAGTTACTCCTACTAATAGAGATACGTCTACAGCTATTATGAATGGTTATGTTATTGGTACAGCCACGTCAGTGGTAGGACAACCTGCTATAGCAACAGGAACTTTAAGAGTACCTGTACAATGTCAAAACACAGAATTTACTTTAAATATTAAATCTTCATCTCACTTGCCTATGTATATCGCAGGTGCAGAGGTTGAAGGTTATTATCATAATAGAGCAAGAAGGATTTAATGAAAGAAAATTACGTTAGAAAAGCAGAATTAAAAGATGCGTTAGAGTTAGCACCAAAGATTAGAAAAGGTGACAGACAAGAAATTATGGCTTCAGATGGTGCATCACCATTAGAGGCTTTAGTAATACCTTTTACACAACAAGGAAAAATTTATTCTATTATTGGAACAAAGTCAGAAGGTGTGATTGGTATGTTTGGTTCTAACCCATCAAAAGAAAAAGGTTATGGCGTAGTTT